ACACTCACTGAACTTATACACGCAAAACTAGACGACACGCCAGATGGTTGGGAAAAACTTGTCACGTTGGTCCTTTACAAGTTATTTACAGAAAAAGATAAAGAGGTTCTAAAAGAGTTATGGCACTACACCGACGGGATGCCCACACAAAAACAACAGATTGAAGGGACAAATGGGAAACCAATATTATTTGAAATAATAAGAGGCAATGGACATTTACCAAAAAATACCGTTTCCACCGATAGAGAGGTTACACCAGTACCAAAAAATAGTGATGTTGGAAGATCCGACACGGTTCAAGACGCTGGTGTGGCACAGAAGGGCTAGAAAGACAACTACGTCAATTATGGAATTGTTGACGCAGGCGAATATAACAAAGGGTGTATATTGGCACGTCTTTCCTACATACACCGAAGGGAAAGATGCAGTATGGAGGGATCCGCAAATGCTCTTTAACATAGTTCCGCAGGAGATGATAGAAAAAAAGAACGATAGCGAGCTTATAGTCTATTTGAGAAATGGCTCTTTATATCAGATAAAGGGAGCAGATAATCCCGATAGCTTAAGAGGGGCTGGGCCTAAGGGAGTGGTGCTTGATGAGTTTGACACCATGAAAATAGAAGCATGGCGAATAATTGAGCCTATTCTTCGTGCAAATGACGGCTGGGCATGGTTTGTTGGTACACCAAAGGGGAAAAAACACCTTTTTGAAATGTATCAGAGGGGCCAGACGAATAATAAAGAGTGGAAATCGTGGCGACTAAAAGCTAGCGAGTCGGGAATCATATCGCCGGATCAACTAGAAGAATCACGAAAAACATCTTTACAGTCCACATGGAATCAAGAATATGAATGTGAATTTCTTGAGGGTGAAGGATCGGTATTTAGAGGGGTCAGGGAAGTAATGACATCAGATCCGCAAAAACCCATGTCTGGTCATTATTATGTTATGGGTGTAGACCTTGCAAAGGTTCAAGACTTTACTGCTATAACAGTCTATGATAGGTCAACAAATGAGCAGGTTTATCAAAAGAGAATACAAAAGATAGAATGGCCGTTTCAAAAAAAATGGATTAAAGAAGTGTGTAACCATTATAACCGTGCGCTAATCAGTATTGACGCAACAGGGATAGGTGATCCTATAGCAGACGACTTATTGCGGGACAATATGCCAGTTGAGCCGTACAAAATTACAAGCGAGAGCAAAAAAGAACTAATAGAGAAGTTGTCGATATGGATCGAGCAAAAGAAGATAAAAATGCTCAATCTTGAAGAAACATCTTTTGAGTTTGATAATTTTAGCTATGAAGTTGGACCAACTGGAAAAATACGGTATCAAGCGAGAGAAGGTTTCCATGACGATATTGTGATAGCACATGCTCTTACAATATGGTTATTGCAACCATTATTAGTTACTCAAATGCCGAAAGAGCCAACACTGGTTCAACAGCATTTGAAATCAGCATTAAAAGGATATGACCAAAATGAAATTGTCGAAATCTAAAGTGCGGGGGGAAGATCAAGAACAGTTATTGCACCCGCACACAAAAATAAACGATGCGCTTTTGTACATACAGGATATTTTAGAGAGGTCTCAAGTTCAATTTATAGTTTTTGATGATCTGTCAAAGAAGTTGTATGACTATGACTACAATTTTATTGTTCCTGAAATATCTCTTGGCATACTACAAAGACACTTTACAGAAAGTGGGCGTAGCACTCTAAAAAGTATGTTAAAAAATTCAGAATGGGAGGAATCGAACATATCTCTACAGTATAAAGAAGTGCCGATTATCTTATGGATTATAAGGAAAGGCTTTAAGTTCTTGGAACGGCCAGATAAACGAGCATATCTTGATATGGATTTATCTATTCCAAATCCATTTCTGAGATATTGGAATGCACGGTGGTTAGTACGTTAAAAATTAAAATAAATTATGGAATATATAATTTTGATCTTTGCGCAGTTTGTTTTTATAGGTATTCGTGAATATCTTTATTTAATTGAAAGAGAGAAACTAATAAAAGCCATTTTGTCTAAAAACTTGACCGACTATACAACGAGTGTGATAATGGAAAAAGAAGCAGACAAAAGGGATAACAAGGGAGAAGATAAAGAGCCAGTTCTTGTTGATCAACTTAATGATGAGCAGTTTCAAAGCCTTATTAAAAAAACACTAGACAAAAATGCTACAAAATAAATTCTTAACAGAGTTTGTCGGTTATAACGCAATATCACAAGCGGTTGATGCGATGATACAAAAAAGCCAAGACGAAAGAAAAAGTTTTGAAAGACGCTGGTATGATAATAATTTCTTTGATGACGGATATCATTTTCGGTATCTATCAAGGACTACTGGTAAAATTATTGACACATCGGATAAAGAATCTCTAAATTTACCAACAAGAGCGATTCCTAAATCATCTCTACAAATAAGAGGAATAGCTAATCTTTTAGTATCGCAGGACTTCAAGCCTGCTATCTATCCTGAAAAGGTAGGTACAAATTACCAATCCGATCAAGAGAGATTGGTAGCTATAGATCATGCGAAGGATGTTGCAAAGAAAACGGGAGCTTGGGTGTTAAAAGAATTTGACAAGCAAAATTTGAAGAATCTTTTAACGCAAATGGTTATACTTTCCGCAAAGCATGGTATTTCTTTCATTCAAGTGTGGCCTGACGCAATAGATGAAGCTATTAGAATGCAGATATATGATGCTTTTGATATTTATCTTGTCGGGCATTTAACCAGTATATATGATTCTCCATACATAGTTAAAGCTACACCACAGCTTATATCTAAAATCAAAGCAAATGAGTATTTTGACGAACAGCAATTGTCTAAAATAACTCCAGATAATAAATATGCTTCGAGTGAGATAAAAGAGGCGTACATGAAGTCACGCTACGGATCTTCAAAACAAAGTGATTATTCTGCTACTCTTATACAAAAAGAGTCATTTGTAAAAGAATATTTAGACGATGACAATTGGGAATATGTTATACAAAAAGGAGAAAAGAACGGCGTTATGGAAGGAAAGAAAAAAGGAGACATGGTAATGCGCCATTCATTTATTGCTGGTGGCTTAACGCTTCTTGACGAATATGTAGATTTTCCGGAGTATCCATTTATTGATTATAGACTAGAGCCAGGACCAATTTATCAAGTACCGTTAATAGAACGATTTATACCAGCAAATAAAACGTTAGATATCATCTCTTCAAGAATAGAGAGATTTTCAAATACAATGGTCGTTGGAACATGGCTTAAAAGAAAGGGAGAGGATTTCATTGTAAGTAATGCGCCTGGAGGCAACTTAGTCGAATATACCGGAATGCCGCCACAACAAATGCCCATGGTTAATATTCCGTCATTCTTATTTAACTTTATTGGGTTTATAGAGAATACTATAGAAGAGCAAGGTGCTACCGTTTCAACTGCTGGACAGTTACCAACAGGAGTAAAGTCTGGGATTGCTATTGAAAGCTTAAAAGCGACAGAGTATGCAAAGTTGAAAATATCATCAGATCAGCTCAAGTTGACAGTAAAGGGAATAACTGAGCGTATGTTAGATATTGCAGATAAGCACTTTATAACACCACAGACAGTATATTTACTTGATAAAGGGAATCCAACATATTTTGACATCTTAGGACAAAGAGGTATAGACACACGCAAGAAACTGGGAATAGACATTCCGGCCGACGTTGTTCCTGTCAAGAAAGATTATCACGTTGATATAGGAGTGGAATCTGGACTTGGATATACGATGGAAGGAAAGAAGCAGACAATGCAACAAATAATAGATTACATGACAAGGCTTGCGGCACAGGGATTAGTAACGCAAGACGCTGTTAAGGTTGTTGTTGATAAGTTTCTTGAGGTATTTCAATTTGGTGCAACACAAGAATTCATGGATGCAATGAAATCAGGAACCCAAGCATCTCCGCTTAATGAGAGTCAACTAATGCAGATGAAAGTAGCATTGCTTGAAACAATGAAAGAGGCAGGAGCTGTTGGAAAAGAGATAGACCAAAAACTGGTTGACAGCACCAAGGTTGGAGTTCTTGAAGCTCTAAAAGATTCGGGAATACTTGATATGTCTTTGAAAAAAGAAAATGAAGTTACACAAAAAAAACAGCCTTCTGAATCAATATCTTTTAAGGACTTGCCACCTGAAGGACAATCTCAAATGGCCGCAAAAGTTGGGATAGATATAAGCCCACGTGAAATCACCTCAAACAATGTTACAAAGAATAAAAGTTCAAAAAAACAAAATGTCGTCACCTAAAAAGAAAAAAAGGAAAATAAGCGGAAAGTATGATAATAGTATTATATTGCGTGCGCTTAGTAAAATTAAAAGTTGAAAACATTTATGAAAACATCAAATGCTATTGAAGTACCAAATATTTCACACAGTAACATGTATTTGTGTGATAAAGAACTTTCGTCAGTGAAAGATTGGGAGGTTGGTAAAAAATACCGCCTTATGATTGAGGTTAAAAACAAGGGAATGAGAATAGAGGAAATGAACGGGAAAAATGAGGTACACGTGGACATGGAAGTAATGAAAGCAAAAGAGATAAAGGGTAAAGATGGGATGTATGACGAGAAAACTGTAGAGAAGGCAAAAAATATGTAAAACTTGACTAGGGGATAGTACTGGAAGTAATATAAAAATAGCAACATATATAGTTGCCAAGTGGTAGCAAATTAGAAGGCTCGCACTAAAAATGCGGGCTTTTTTTATTATAAATTTGTGCAGCCCTGTTTAGGGACTGACAGAAAGGA